TTCAGAGCACGAATAACTTTAACACTACTGCCACTAGTTACTCCACTATTAAATGCCAATGGGTCTGGAATGCTAGGATTGGCATCTACAATTTTTCTATAGAAGGTAATGATTCCCCATCTATATTTTTGGTCTATATGGTTACCAGCAGCTGCTCTCATCTCTGTGAGATTTTTTGGTATTACATTAAATGCCATATAAAAAACCTCCCTACTAGTATTTAGAGAATTAAATTTATGCACTCTTCAATCCAGTAAAGCAAGAAATAGTATACCTGCCATAATTTTTTCCTATAAATTCTTCATTAACATTGACAGTAGAAACAGCGTGTTGTTCTGGACCCAAGAAAATAATTGCTCGATTATTTTTGCACTCTACAGAATAATCATGGTCTGAAAACATAAAGTCTCCTCCCGTAAATTGTTTTGGTTCTTTCCATAACCAAATCAATGCAGTAAATACAGATATATCTCGATGAGGTTTGTAGTAGTGTTCTTTCTCGTAGTAACTAAGTAGAACGCTAATCCAATTGCACATTCTATACAAATTAACAAACCAATGATTAGTCGGTAGAAGTTCTACAATATTTTCATTAAACAATCTGCTTTGGGTTTTACTAATGATTGCTGAAATATTTGGAACATTATACATCTGATGTAAGAACATCCCAAGATTTTTTTTCTTCAAAATTTTTTCATCATACACTTCTGTTGCTGCCCCAGTTTCAGATTCATCAAGAAGATTTGGTGTTAATATCTCTATTTCTTTCCAGATAAAATTTAAATCATCTTCTGTAAAGATTTTATCGATGATAATATGAGGGGTTGGAGTTTCAAAAAAAGTTAGTTCCATTTTATAATATATTCATATGGAGAATAGCGGACTTGAACCGCTGGCATCCTGCTTGCAAAGCAGGCGCTCTACCAACTGAGCTAATTCCCCGAAGCGGAAGGGGTGGGATTTGAACCCACGGATGCTTGCACATCGCTGGTTTTCAAGACCAGTGCCATAAACCACTCGACCACCCTTCCAAAAAAACATCAATAAGATGCATCGTAGTATCTATTCATTTCTAGTTCTTCATACTCATGTTCTTCTGGATTATAGATTAAATCTAAATCTTCTTTTGAAAGACTATGAGCAACTACAAAATTTTTTTTATAAACATGATAGATTTTATCTATCGTTTGCTGATCGATTTTCTGAATGGAAGACATTGAATTCTCCGCCTGGGTAACGTTTTTTAAGTTTATTTACGTTGATTGAAATAACATCATCAAAAGAAACTCCCAATGCAATACATGCTTGTGCAACATACCACATGATATCACCTAGTTCAATAATTAGATGTTCTCGATTATCTCGATTCCAAGGTTTTCCTTGAAAGATCATCTTCTTAATGATCTCAAGAAACTCCCCACCTTCAGCATTAATGCCAACGCCAGCAGTAAGCAGTCGTTCAATATTGGCACCCTCACGATCAAGTTCGCCAATCCGATCAGCAAAGTCAACAAAATTTGTAGAAGCATCGCTAGTAACGGCAGAAACAAATTCTTGATAACGATCAAAGTTGATTTTAGACATAAAAATTACACAATAAAATTAGAAAACTTACTCAATCGAGACTGTTTATTTGATACATCTTCAAGATAATCAAAGGTATCTTCATCACTAGTATCGGTAAGAAGATCAGAAGCATCTGTATCTTCAACATTATACAACTTCATCTTTGCTCTGTCAATACCTACAGTAAATCTTTTATTGAAGGTAGGATCATTATATCTGTTCTTTAGTTGCTTCAACATAATACGTCCAGATTGTTCCAGTTCTTCAGTGCTGATAAGAGCAAACATAAAATCTGCAGTAGCAGGCAAACCAAAGCTTTCAGAAGTGTCCGTAAGATCTGGATCGCTATTTCCAAATCCACTTCTTGTAGTTTGAGTTGCAGAAACTAGAGGAACATTACACTCAACTGCAAGTCCACGCAGTTCTTCAGCAATCGCCTTGACATACGTGTAACTGTTTACAATATGTCCTTTGTATCGTGATGAGGCACAAATATTTAGATAATCAATAAAGATAATATCTGGTTTAAAATATTTTTTCAATGATAATTCATTAATCAAAGATTTAAAATGACCTACATGAGCAGAAGCTGTAGGATATTCTTTGATAATTAATCTACCTTGTGTCTTCCTACCAATTTCTGTAACCCTGGATCTAAAAATTTGTTCAGGAATAGTATTAATATCTTTAATATTCACATTCAAAAGATTTGCGTCAATCCTTTCTGCAATTTTTTCTTCTGCCATCTCAAGAGTAATGTATAAAACATTCTTTCCTTGTGATAAACAGTTGGCAGCACAGTGACACATGAATAAAGATTTACCAACACCAGTGCCAGCAAGACCAATATTCAAAGTCTTATTAGGAAGACCACCCTTAGTAATAAGATTTAGTTTATCGATATCAAACGGTATCTTATCTTCTTTCTTATGATAGAAATCATATCGATCTTCTACGTTTTCAATATAATCGTGACCTACATGCTCGTCAAAAGATACTGCTAATGCTTCTTGGAGAATGCTTGGAATCGCATCAGTTGATACTTTCTGATTGCCGCCATCTGCGATTTTGATAGACTCCAAGAGTGCGAGATAGATTGCTCTGTCTTTACACCACTTCTCTGTGGTGTCGAGCAACCAGTTATATTCAACTGGGTCTTGACTAAGTTCTTTAATAGTTTTAACTGCGCTTTGATATACCTCTTCATTAATATCTTTCCTTGCTTCTAGATTAATAATAAGAATTTCTTTAGTTGGAGTGAGTTCATAACTACTTGCAAAGTTCCAAACCTCTTCATAGATCACACGTTCATGTAAATCATTAAAGTAATCTGGTTTAACAAAAGGAACTACCTTTCTATAGAAAGGTTCATTGCACAAAAGATTACGTAGAATAGTAGTTTCAATCCTCTCACTCATCGCTCACACCATAAAGAAATTCTTTGGATGCTTGATTATTCAATTGTTCAAGTACTTCTTCAGTAAAATACAATTCTGGTTGTGCAAGAATTTGCTTAGCATACAACTTTTTTCCGCCAATTTCATATCGACCTGCAGTATTTTTCCAGATACCTGCACGCTCTCCTAATTCTAACAAACCATAGTATCGTTCTAGTCCACGTTCATCAAAGAACAAACGAGTTTCTACTTTAGATCCTTCTCGTGTTAAACGGGACTTCTTCGCCTCACATTTAATAATGTTTCCGACCAAATCGGTTCCATCCTTTTCTTTTTTCTTTGAGAGATAAATGATTGTGCTAGCAGAATACTTAAGACCACTACCACCGCCCATCTCTTTTGTAGGAACATAAGAGCCAATAACTTCATAGGTATGATTTGTTACTAACATTGGAATATTTGCTTTACCAAGTTTCAGTGTCAGAATTCTAAACACCGATTTGGTAAGCTGCGCCTTGGTCATGTCACGAACATTTTTGTCGTCGGACGCATCTTGAACTTCTTTGTTTGTGGCAAGCATACCAAGAGAATCTAGAACGAACATAAGAGGTTTACGTTCCTCTTTAGGTTGTTCCATATATTTATCAATGATACGCACTGCCTGTGTACGAAACTCTTCGATAGTATCTACAGGAAAAATAACCATACGTTTACTATCAATTCCTCTACTTTCAATCATCTGTTTACTAATAGCAGATTCAGTTTCAAAGTAAATGACGCCACTGTTAGGATCAGTATCAAGAAAATTACGAACGACAGACAAACAAAAGAAAGTCTTTCCAGTGCCGCTCTCTCCTGCCAGAGCCGTAATTTTATTTGAGGGAATGCCTCCGTGAATAGAACCGCTAACAAGGGCATTAAAAATGTAAGACCCAGTATCAACAAAAGTCTCAATATCACCAGCGGCAATACCATCACTAACCAAAGAAGCAAATTCATTTTTGCTATCCTTAATAACCTGAGATAAGAAATCCATAATTATAAAAAGCTAAGTATACTAAGTTTACGTTCGTAGTTCCAACCAATACATTCTAGCACATTTTTCAGCGGATCAAGAAAAGACTTTTCAAACTGTAAGTTATAGTCTATATACTTTTCAATTCCAAACTCCTTTGGAATTTCACCGAAAAAACTAATACAATTTTCATGTAATGGATTGGGAGTTTTCAGATAAATGAATTTAATTTTTTCACCTTCCTGAATAAGTTGATGCTTGTTTTCAATTTTATGCTTTCGTACATAGTAGTTGTACAATAAAGCACCTCTTACGTGTATGGGGGTTTTTGATTTGTAGATTTCTGTGGGATGACGATACTTTGCCAAATTGTTAACACCTCTAGGGAAAGCAACTTCTTCATAGGGTCTAATTTTAGTTTCTGATTTGACAGTATTGATGAAATCGATGAGGTCATTATTTGTTTTGCTGATAATAATCTTAAATGCTTCATAAAGTTTATCTCTAAAGTAAGAAGGAGTTGAAGATCTTGCAGTTTCTAGTCCCATAATTTTCATCTTGGGTTCAGAATATCTAACGCCCTCGCTATCCCAGACATTTAAAATATATCGTTTTTTAGCTGTCCAGATGCCACGATCAGCGATGTTCTCTCGCTTCATCTGCATCTTCTGGTCGTAAGCATTTACATACTCTGCCAGTTCTTGGTAAGAACTTTCAATATAAGGCTCAAGTTCCATTTGACAGATCTTGTCAAGGAACCCCACAACTTTCTCATTAGTTTTCTCTCTTCCCGTGAATACACGTTCAACCAGAGGACCCATATTAAGATAAATTGAATCAGTATCAGAAGCAATAACATAATCAACACTATCAGTTTTTAGAACTTTATTGAGATAAGCATTCATCTTGTTCTCAATCCATCGGATGGATACCTGACCAGACAAGGTGATTGCTTCAGCATTCGCTAGTTTATAGTAACGAAAGTGCTCGTTACCAATAGCACCATAGGCAGAGTTCAAAGAGATTTTCCTTGCCATCTGAATATTATTACAGCGGGCAATCTCTTTCATCAGTTCAACAGTAGGAGTTTTCTCATACTGCTGCTTTGCCTCAAGCATCTTTTTCTTGTAGATAACACGACCATCATACATCTTCTGCATCATCTGTGGCAGAAAACCGTGAATGTCTTTGCGATACATTGCACCGTTGGCACAAACAGTTTCGTTATCAAGATCAAAAAGATCAACTTCTTTATTCAAAATTCGATCAACGTTTACAGTTGAATGTCGTTTATCCAAAAGAGTTTCTGGAGAAATATTGTACTGCATAATTAAATGTGGGTACAAAGAATTTAAATCAAATGAAACTACCCAGTCGTAAAATCCTGGTTTGGGTTCTTTGACGTATGCTCCTGCATATTTTGCATCTTTTGTTGATTCTTTTTTTGGTGGAATAGCAATCTTTCTCTTGAGGAGTTCACAGTAAATATAATTGTCCCACATACGAACCTGTGAGAATACATCCTCATAGTTTACTTTGGCATCATATGCCATGGTATATGCAAGATCAAGTAACTTCATTTTATCGTCTAATTGATCAACCAGACGAACGTCAATGATATTGTACTCTACAAATTTTTTCCAGTTTTTTGTGTAGAACTCCTTAAAAGTATCGTACTCACTATGATCTAGTTTTTTGGCACCAAGTTCTACACTGCAAATATGATCTAGTCGATAACTTTCTTGATTAGTATACGTAAATTTTTTGTATAGTTCTAAGTAATCCAAAATTGAAATGCCCATGATGTCATAGGCAATCTGCTTACGACCCTTAATATAAATCTCCCTGAAAAGAATAGATTTCCATGGAGAAATTAGTTTTGTTTCTTTTTCTCCAATTACTCGTTCAATTCTACGAATGATATATGGAATATCGAATAGTTGAACATTCCAACCAGTAATTACATCTGGAAAATTATTCATCCACCAATTAATAAAAGCTTTTAGAAGACCGCTTTCGGTTTCAAAATGCATGTAATCTACATCATCATAGTTATGATCAAAAGATTTGCGACCAAAAACAATAATTCTATTATTATGATTGTCTTTGATAGAGATAAGCAAAATTTCCTGATCGGCAGATTCTACGTCAGGAAATCCATTCTCTGCTGATGTTTCAATATCCAACGTAAAAGTTCTGATCATATGAGGATCAAACTTAATTTCATCATCTGGATATTCTTCTGAGATGTATTGATTTAAATACCGAGTATTTCCACAGATCTCAAAATCATCTAAATTCTTGTGATTTTCAATAAACTGTTTTGCATCAGAAATAGATCCCTGTTTTACAGGTCTTACATATTTCCCATCAAGAGTTGTCCACTCTGATCTTGTCGGGGACGGAAGAAACAGAGTGGGATTAAA